GCCCTTGAGGTCCAGATCCTTTGTTATTTTTTACCACAAAAGGAGAGAAAACTTGCTCTGCTGTTGAAGCAACTTTTGTATTAGGAAAAGGGTTTTTTTGAGGAACTTTAGTCATTTTTGCATTTTTAAACTTCATGATCTTGCCTTTCCATAGCCACGTTGAGCCAGTCTACCTGCTAGACCACCTTTATTCATGCCCATTTTTTTTAAACCATTAATGGCACCGCCATCTTTTTTAAATCCTATTTGATTACGAACTTTTTTATCTAATTTTGGTAATCCTTTATTGTCTGCTGGTATATCTTTTAATTCTTTTGCCATAATGATTAATGTATAGTTGGTTTTATAAGATTTAGCAAGTCTCTTCCATTATGATTCATAATATTATCATATTCTTGTTCAGTAAGGTTGTTATGATACAGCATTTTTGCTACACCCATCATTGCACCCGCTAAAAGTATCTGTTCTTCTTGACTTGTAACCGCTGTATCTGAAAAATTCATCAACTCGTTAAAATATTCCTGTAATTTATCTGTCGCGTTTTGCATTATTTTGATTTTGTTTCTGAAGATTAACATTTGCACGTAATTGTGCAATATCTTCTTGAGAATCCATCTTCGCTTCTGCTAATTCTTCATTTTGAGCTAATTTTGCTTGATCTAACATCATTTTACTTTGATCAGCCATGGATTTTCTCTGTAAATCTTGTGCTTTTAAGTTAATTTCTTGTTGTTTTAGTTGAATTAACGGGTCCTCTCCTTGTTCAGACATCATTTGTTGTTCTTCAGTGACCATTTTTTCTGTCATTTCAACAATTCTTTCTGCAATTTTAGATTCTACCAACTCTTGCATTTCATTTTGCTGTTCTGGTGGTAATTCACCACCTGCTTGAGCCTGTAATGCTTCAAATTCTTTTGCCATTTCTTGTTCTACCTCTTCTCTTGCCTGTAATGACACGTGTTCCATAATATGAGACTGTAAAATCATCATAGTTTGAGGATTATTTTTTACCAAAACACTAGAAAAGAAAGCTCTGTGCGCATCTATGTGTGCTAATTGATTTTGTTTTCTAAAAGCTGTTAATGAACCACCTGACAATGCTGTTGCATTTTCCATACCAGGATCCATTGGCTCTGGTCCAGTAGGAACTGGTAATATAGCATCAATATTTTGAACGCCCATGGCAGAATACATTCTTCTATAAGCCTCGTATATATTGTGCATTTGAGGTGCAGCTTCTGCTAATTGTAATTGAGTCTGTGCCAACGTCACACGTTGTGACATAGAAAATATAGTTGGATCAGAAACAGGCATAATGTCTATTCTCTCATCAAAATCACTAGCTTTTAATGATTGTAAATCGCCTTGTACTTCGTAAGGATACATAGGTGGTAAAGACTCTGCAAAAATTCTTGATAATAATTTAAATTCTATTCTTTGAGCATAGTGAATTCTTTTATGAATAGCTGACATGACACGCATACCTCTTTCCATTAAAGCCATTGTAGTACCAACAGGAGCTCCCGCATTTGCAGCATCTCCTAATTTTTGATCAGCTACAGTTGCAAATTCTTTTCCTGCCTGAACACAAAAACCTAATAGTTGAAATAAAGTCGGATCTGCACCTTTGTAAGGTAAAGGTAAAAGACCTGCGCGTAGATCACCACTTGGTGCATCCACGTCTCTAAATTCACCAGGTTGTATAGGACTGTCATCATCTGCTATTCTTAAACCTCTAGCTTTAAAACCTGCAGGTAAATTTGCTAATGTTCCAGCGTCAATTAATTGACGTAAAGCTGCTGTAGCAGTTCTAGATAAACCACCAATCATATGAATTAAACCAAGACCATAAAAACCAAGACCTGGCATAAATTTGTAATGAACAAAATATTGTTGTTTTTTATATAAAGTGTCTCCGTCCTTATAGTTTCTATAAATAGAAAGAACGTTTCCTGATCCTTCATCTATAGTAATTATATATGGAAGTTTAATACCATCGGGATCTTCAAATCCTGGTACATCTAAATCAACATGCATTTCTAATAAAGTATACTGATCATCTCTGTAACCAGTTTTTTCTATACCAGATAATTTTCTTTCTTTTTCTTCAACTTTGTTTTCTTCTTGTACTACCTGTAAATCAACGTCACGATAAAAACCTGTGACTTGCATTTTTTTAATATCGTTGTCTGTTCTTTTTAAAATATGAGTTACTCTTTCACACTCTTCTAAATTTGTAGCTGTGTAAGGCACGACTAAATCTTCTGCTGGTATAAATTTAGATACAGCTCTTCCAAGAGCCGCATCATAATATATTTTTTTAAATGTAGAACCTGCAAGAGGTAAATAAAAAAGCATTTGATCTAATTCTGGATCATACTCTTCCATAACGTGCATAATTTGATAATTCATAAAATCACTTACACGCTGTGCTTGATCTTCTTTATCTTTTGTAGCCTGTCCAATAATTTGAGTTCTTACAGGGCCACTTGCTGGTAGTAATTCTTTATAGGCTTGTGCTTGAAACTGTGTAACCGATTCAGCTAACAAAGGATGTGTTACACCACTTGCACCTTGAAAAGGTTGAGATCTTTCAGTGTAGTTTAATCCAAGTAAATCTAAACCTTTTGTGTACGTTTCTTCCCATTGCTGTCTTGATGATTTATCATCTTCAAAAGATTGTCTAAGCTCACTGGCTATTACTTGTAAATCATTCTCATCAATAAACTCTGCTAAATTACCATCAAATCCAGTATCAGGTGGCATTATTTCAGGATTAACAATAGCTCCGCCGTCTTCTGTCATTTCAATATCAATAGGTTGATCAGTTCCTGGTTCTAATTCCACTTCTTGTCCCACCAATGGTGGTATCATTAATTGATCATTAACCGTTTGTGGTTCGTCGTAATTTGCTGGTCTTTCTACAACCATTATGCAGCTCCTATCATTTCATCTATTGATACAAGAGGATCATATCGTACATATCCTCCAGATGCTAGATGTGTTTTTGTTGGTAATACCATCTCAGGGGTTAACTTTATAGCATAAGCGTCTATAGTTTTAAAGCCCGAAGGTGTCTCTACTGGTCTAGCCATTAAACCTTCTGCACCAGACTCATTTATATAATCCTCTGCTTTATTCATTACATCGCCAAAGTCTTCTGCTTTACTGCTTTTTGCCATTTTAAATTCTTTTACAATATCCCCTTGTGCATTTACTATTTGCACAGATCTACTTACAGATTTAGCTTCTCCTATTTGTACCTTAACAATCTTAAATTCAGCATTATTTACTTTCGCTGCTCTACGCAGTGATTGTTCTAATATGCTTGTATAGTGTTTTCCGTTAGGATCTGTAACATTTGGCCCACCATAAAACTCGTATTGGCCAATACCTTTCATGTTTTTTGTTCTCTCTGCAAATGGTGTTGCTGTTGTTCCTGCTTGTCCATATCTACCTGTTATTAGTTCTGCTGGAGATATGACATACCAATCAGAAGCGTTTGCGTCTTTATCAACAAACTTTCTTTTTGCTGCCATTGCTAAATCATTCTTGACTAACGCATCACCCCACACTTTTCTGTCTTTAAACGGTATGTTAGGAAATAGTTTTTTCATTGTTTCAGGGCTTGTAAATGCTTCTTCAAAAATAGATAATACTTTATCTCTATCTTTGCCTGCTTGTCTAACTGCCGCTAAAGCCGCTGGTGTCATTGTACCTGGTCTTATCTTTGCAAAATCTTTAAACACCGCTTGTGATTTTCTAATATCATCTATGTAAGCAGCAAAGTCTTCTTCTGTTTTAAACACAGGTCTAAATAAACTTTTATGTTTTGCGTAGAACTCCAATACATCTTGATCTGTTTTTAAATCTAAAGAATAGCTTTGTTGTCGTATCTTCGTTGTGTCTTTAACATCAATACCTTTATCAACTAACTTTTTATAATCATCTAAAACATTTTCTAAATGTTTTCTGTATGTCTGCATGATGTCAGATTGTATCTCATCAGCAAACGTTACACGCACTGTCTGATCTCCTGTAACGATAGCATCATCTGTTTTACCGACGTTAGCCAAATCTTCTTGTGCCTGTGCTAATTGTTTTTTTGCTTTGTTTATATTTGTTGTTGCTTGTTCTAAAGATACACGTCCACCTGACTGATTGACAATATCCTCTGCCGATCTGTTTGCTATCTTTGTTAGACGTTCTATTTTATTATTAAGTTCATCTGCCTTTGGTCCGATGTTCGTGACCTGTCCTTTGGTGCCAGGTATTATCGCATAACGGTCCGTGCCCCGCGTCCACCCGATCACGTAGTTTGTTGAGTCATCAGGAAAGAACCCGTGCGTACTATGTCTATACAAAGCAATGTCACCAGGAATATCTCCTGCCTCAAGATATAAAATGTTTTCTCTATACGATTCAGGTATAGAACCTTTTTCATAATATGAGTCGCCGTACTTAGCTCTTTCAAAAGCACCGTCTACGTTTTCTGTTTCTGATCTAAAACCTCTAACAGTAGATTTTAATTTACGGATAGGTGCATTTTTAATTCTGTCTAGTAAGCTAGCTTTTGTAATAGGCTTTCCTGTTTTAACCATTGTCTCTATAAGCTGTGGTATTTGATAATCTTCTACCTCAAACTTAGAAATCCCTTTCGACTGTAAAAAATTATACAAGTCTTCTGGTCCGTTAAATACGTCTGGTGAGTTAGGGTCGATGAGCCGTGCTTCGAGGCCCGAGAAAAAACGATTAGCTTTCTCTCCAACGGTGGTCGCTTGATCTGCTAAACCATCTGCTTGTGCTATACGTTGTCCTGTTTGTCCTGGACGCAGTAAGTCATCAATTTTATTTGCTCCTGCAATCGCCCATCCTGGTGCTTTACCAAATACAAGATTTGCCATTTCAACCTCTGCAGGAAGGTCCGTGTTCCGTGAGTCTTGAAATATGTCTAATTGATCTACTTGTTCGTTACGTTCATCTGTGCCACCTAACATAACAGATTGCATCTCTTGTAACGGATCACCGCCCACGGCTAATCTAGGTATAACATTAGGTACAACCTCTTCTTCAAAAATATCTACTTCTGGTTCTTTTGGTTTTGGATTGCGCATATCGTAAAACAGCATATCACCTAATGTACTTCTTTTTAAGTTATTTTCTTTAATAATTGCAAGTGCTTGTCTTTTTGCTAGTTCTTCTACCCAGTAAGGAACATTCTCAAAAGCATTCTGATCTAACGTATTTGACAAAATAAGAAGTTCATCTACTTTCTGTTCTGTTCCTAAAAAATCAGAAGGATTAGCCAACATAGTTTCTAAATTATTTCTTGTAAGAATAGCTAACTCTTTTTGAAACTCAGGAGTTTCTCCTTTTCCTAGAGTCATGTAGTAATTAGATATATTTTTTTCTACTTCTCCTTCCGCTTTGTTTTCTCGTTCAACTTTCTGTTCTGTTAACTCCATCGCTAATATAGAATCAATATTTTTTAATACGTTTTGTGAGGCAGGAGATAAATTACCCGCCGCTTTATTACCCTCTACAAATGATTTTTTTAATAGTCTAAACATTCCAAACAAATCATCTTTTGTAGGCATTCCAAGTAATCTTGGTTGTGTGTAGATCATTTTTTTAAATACACCTATGTCATCTCTTTTCATGACTTCTAATATTCTTGCACCGTAAGTAGGATTACCAACGATAGGCATAAGGGCTAAAGCGCTCATACCAGTTGTTTTTGCTAAACCTGATAATGAAAGGGGTTGCCCTGAATCACCACCTGGAGGTGTAAATATTCTTCTGTTAAATTTCTCTTCTACCGTTCCTCCCATTAAAGGTAGACTAGGAGGCATGTCTGTTCTTTCCAAATCATCAAATATAGATAGATAATAATCTTCCATTCCTTCAGGAAATTCTTTTCCTTGGTCCTTATAGTATTGTTCCATCATATCTATGAATTCAGATCTAACTAAAGAGTCGCCTTTCATCTCGGCGCCACGATTTTCAATTGATGCTCCTAGATAAGAAGTTGGCGATAAAGTTTGATAAATTTCAACCAAAGCATTTGCTGTATCTAAGGGTAGTTTTTTTATTTTATTTTGTAATAGTTCATTCTTAACAGCAGTTACTTGATCTTTAAAATTACCAATATTACTAACGCCAGTATAATTTGGATATTGTTTTTTAAACTTATCAGAATTAAATTCAAATTCTTCTTGGTCTTGTACTAATGTTGCTAAGTCAGTGTAGTCAGGATAGTCTTTTCTAGGAAAATTTAATTCACACAATTCTTGATCCGCTGCTCCAAAAGAACATCTTGCAGCTAATTGTATTCTTTTTTTAGATTCTGCTTTCAATTCATCTACCCTATTTTTTGATTTTAAATATTCAATTGCTGCAGGACTTAAATTTGCAGAATTGTTTACGACATCAGCAGCATAGCTATTTCGTATCTCATCTATTTTATCATCTAAAGGCTGAAGCTGTATTAAAGCTCCTGCTCCCATAATATCCTCGGGCGTTACTTCATCTTTATCAACGAACGCAAGACTTGGAGAAACTCCCGCTGTGGTAGTAGACAAACCTTTAAATGCTGCATCTCTAAGTTTTTCAAAAAATCCTTTTTCTTCTGTTGCAGGTTCACCACCATCGTTTAAACCAACAACGCCGCCTCTTGCACGCATAGCTGTTTCTTCAGATAGTTTTCTTATGTCGGATCCTTCTAATTTTTTACCCTCAATTATAAATGGCGCATATCTTTCATATAAAGCTTCAAAAGATTTTTCTATTGACTGACCTTGGTTTGGTCTGTTTTCTATATTAATAACAGCAGTATCTAGTATTTTCATTTGATCTGCGTTGAGGTTTTTAGTCATGTAATAAGGCACATACTGTGGACCATTTTTTGTTTGCATCATAATATGTGCATGTCCTGTAGCAAAATCTACACTTGGATTTGCTTTTTTAAAATTTTGTGTAATATTAAAAACTTCATCACTTAATTCTCCTATCTTTTTCATAGCTTGATCTGATGAAATTTTATTTTGCTGTAAGTAGTTAGCGTCTAACAAATCTACTATTTGTTTATTTTTACTAAAAACTGAATTCTCCATAGCTGTTTTACTTGATACAGCAGCTTGATTTACAATTGCTCCTTGAGGTAAATCTTCTTCAGGTATTTTTCTTAATGTACGATGAGAAGATTCCATAATGTAACGAAGATTGCTTTTATCGTTTTTGCCACCAAACCTCTGTGGTCTTACATGATCTAATGCAAACAACTGTTCGTCGTTAGGCGCAACTTTTTTTATTTGAGAAAGATAATTTTTAATTTTGGGATTCTTCATCGCTTCTGTTTTTATATCTGTATAGCTCAGGCCTTCGTCACCTCTCATACCAAATCTTATTTGATTTATGTATGGACTTGCCACTTCTGTGCCCACAGGTAATTCAGCAAGATAATCTTTAACAGGCATCTTTGAAGGTTTGCCTGCTATAGTAGCAGTTTTTGCAACAGCACTGTCAGACATGGGTATTACTGTTCTGCCATCATTTACAAAAATAGCACGTTCGTCAAACTTCTCTACTTTACCAACAGGTATGTTATAATCTAAACCTTCTTTTTGTATTATTCTTCTAGCTAGTTCTAAATTTGATCTATAACTATCCGACGATAAAAAATCATTTATACGTAAATCAGGATTGTAGGAATCCTTCATGGCGTTTATTAATTTAAACTTAGGTGTCATGTTTGGATAGTTTGCTAAATATTTAGGATTCATTGCTAAGTTTAAAGCTCGTTGAACAAAAGCTATTTGTTTCGGATCAAAATATTGACCACCTTGTTTTGAAACATAAGCCTGTGGTATTTTTTCAGTATATAAATTGGAATATGCTTTTTTAAAATCAGGGTTAGCTTCTAAAAATTTTGCTACTTCTGTTTTAAATTTTGGTTGCGCTGCAATTTTATCTGTCATTGCAATTGGTGCACCAACTCCTTTTATTCCAAACTTACTTCGCAGTAACCCTGCAGCTTCTCCTTGTTGAAGTAAACCAGTTGCAAAAGCTTTGTACACATCCTCTGGAGTTTCATAGAAATCAGGGTTTCTAAAAGGTTTCGTT